CGAGTGCGTGCCCGAGCTGCCCGGTCGCGGATTTCGCCTGCAGCCACGAGTCGGCGAACCTCGAGCCAGCGTCGACCATCCGCATCAGCCAGGAGGTGAACGGGATCGCGGCCTTGCCGAGCACGCCGAGCGCGTCGAAGAGATGCAGCAACGAGTCGCTCATCACCGTCACCGAGTGCGCGCCCGCGGCCATCAATGGCCCGAAGATCTGCTGAAACTGGCTCGAGCCGAAATACTTGCCCCACTGCGCGCCGGCCTGCCCAAGGGCGTGACCGAACTCGGTGACGGCTTTCGTGATCGCAGAAAGAGTCCCCGGCGACAGCGCGCTATGCAGCGCGTCCGTCAAACCGGGGAACAGTGAGCCAGCGGCGGTCTGCTTCAGCTTGTCGAGCCAACCATCCAGCGAGCGGACGGTCTGCACGAACGCCTGAGCCGACGGGCCGAGGTCATCGAAGGCTTTCTTGTCGCCGCCGATCGCCTTGCCGACGCCCTGGAAGGCGAGCACGAGGGTGCCGAGCGCGCCGGCGCCGCCAGCGGCGAGCGTGGGGATCGACGAGAGCAGACCGATCGCAGCCGGGCCGGCGGCCGGGCCGAGAGCAACACCGGCGCCGATGCCTGCGCCGAGCAGACCGACGCGGCCGAACCCGGAGCCGAACGGCCCCACGCCGACACCGGAGCGGCCAGGAACTCCTCCCGCGAGTTTCACGCGGTCGAGTGCGCGGCGCGTCTCGTTCGCGTTGCGGTTGATGTCCTTCAGCTTCCGGTCGATCACGTCGCCGGCGGCGTCGGACTCTGCGGCCTGCCGCTGGGTGAGCCGCACGTTGTCGAGCTCGCGTGCGGCGATCCGTGCCTCTTCGCTGACGCCGCGGACGCCGGAAAGGATGCCCTCGGCGGACGCCTTCGACTCGGCGGCCTGGCCGGGGCTCATGCGCACGTCTTTCAGTGCGGTCTCGGCGACCTTCGAGATCGCTGCGACGGCTTCGAGCGCGTTCTCCATGCGTCCGGCTTCGCCGCGGCCGGTCTGCATGTTCCGAACGAACGTGCCTAGGTTGACCTCTAGCTCGAGGGTTGCCTTGCCGAGGCTCTCACTCACGTTTGGCCTTCCGTCGCGTCCCGGGCTGTCCCGTGGGACGGCGCGGGGGGATAAGCCGGATGGGTATCCCCGACTCCATCAGCGCTTGGCTGACCGACTTCCCGGCCGTGATGCCGCGTGCGCGGCGTACCCAGCGGTCGATCAGTTGCCCGGCCTTCTCCTGCTTCAGGTGCGGCACCGAAGCCGCCTCGATCGCGAGCAGCTGGCGCTCCGCTTGGAGCTCGGGCAGCATCTCGAGGTACGAGTTCAGCGCCCACGCCGGGAGGTGGAACCAGACTTCCTGGTTGCCGCCGTAGAACGCCTGGAGGCGCGGGACGAGCCGGCCGTAGTCCGCTTTCTCGGCTTTCTTTTCGGCCTTCCCGCCGGTGCTTCCCCCTCAGCCGCTCCATGCTTGACCGCCCAGGCGGTGACGATGCGTGCGCGGATGGCTGATTCCATCTCGGTCAGCACCGTCGGCTCGAGGCCGATCACGAGCAGCTTCAAGATGTCGGCGAGCGCCTTGTTGATCTCGCGCTGCTCGGCAGCGGTCATCTTCCGCGTGAGGTGCGCGAGCTTGCCGACCTTCGCGTGGCGGGAGACGATGATCTCGTACTCGAACGCGCCGAGCTCCTCGATGTTCACGAGGTCATAGGCTTTGCCGGCGGGATGCTTCTTCGAGCGGATGGTGACGGTGTCGCGCTCGACGACGGTCGAGATGTTCAGTAGTTCGGTCACTCTGACGCCCTCCTCGGGGTCTCTGTGATTTCGACGGTGATGCCAAGCCGCTGGCATTCACGCTGGAGGCGGTGGAACTCGCCCATGAGCGCTCTCGCCTGGCGGCGGTGAGCGATCTCGGATCGCTTATGGGTGCGGGCGGCCGCGTAGACGGCCTGTGCGGCGTTGACGAGCGCGACGCCCGCACCCTCAGCCATTCGGTTAGGACGCGACGCCGGTCTGGATCTCGACGTCGATCACGTCGCTGTCGGAATGCTTGATCGCCTGGATCTCGGTCGGGAGCATCGCGGGGACGCCCTTGTTCCAGATGACGTCGCCGTTCACGGAGACGAACGCCTTCGAGAACCGGTACTGCAGGTTCAGGTCGTTGTCGACGGACGAGCGTCCGCGGGCGAGCACGGCGAACGAGCTGACCTCGTCGCCGCGGTAGAGGCTGAACGCCGCCTTGCCGGCGACACCCGAAGAGCTCGGGGTGTCGGTGACCTCGGCGTCGTTCATCACCTTCGCGTACGCGGTCGGGCCGAGATCGACGAGGTTGACCTTGATCAGGAAGTCCTCGCCGACACGGAACCGCTTCGACGGCATCGTCCGGCCGGCCGGGGTGAAGTCGTTGACGGTCTCGCCGTGGCTGACGCTGACGCCGGACTCGTCGTAGTTCGCGTCGCCTTCGGTGCCGAGCTTCTCCCAGCCCATCGGGAATGCGCCCTCGAGATCGTCGATCTCGGGGAAAGCGGTGCCGACGGGAGCGAGGTAGATCGTGAGCGGTGCTGCAACGACCTCTTCGGGGGCTGCCATTACTGGATCTCCTGTTCTGTGGTGGTCTGCCCCTCGCCCTGATGGGCCTCGGGCTCGCCGTCGCCGGGCGGCGGGGCGTCGACCGCGGCGATGATGTCGTCGCGGGTCATGCCAGTCGAGACGTTCACGCCGTGCTTCTCCGCGTAGGCGGCCCACTGGCGGCGGCTGCCGAACGCTGACGGCCGCTCGATGTCGGCCTGCGCTTTCGCGGCTGCGACAGGGTCGGGTGAGAACCGGAGGTGCCGCTGCTTGAGCAGCGCGCGCGCTTCGACATCGGTGAACGTGGCCTCTTCGCCGCGGCGCAGCGTTTTGCCGTAGGCGAGCAGCCGGTGTCCCGGACCGTCGTACCTGAGCCTCAACGGTGTCTCCTTCTAAGCGGTGACGATTTCGGCGGCGAGCACGGAGAACGTGCTGAGCACCGTCGGCCACTGCGTCACCGGGTCACGCGCGAGCGTCCCCTTCGAGACGACGTCAGCGGAGTGGAGCAGCACGTCGTCGGCGTGCTGGGGGCGCATCTGCTTCAGAGCCGTGTAGGCGGCGAGATACACCTTCCACGCCTCGTTCAGGGTCGCGCCGTAGCAGCAGACATCGATGCGGGTGTTGCCGTAGTTCTGGAAGCCGCCGCCGGGATTCGGGATGCCACCGACTGGGTTGAGCACGATCGTCGCTTGCGGCATCGCCTTCAGTGCGGGCTCGGGGACTTCGCCGCCGTAGATGCGTGTCGAGACGAGGGCTGCGGTGTCGTCGTCGGCGAGCAGGACTGTGCGGACGGCTGCGATCGGGTCGGCGCTCATGTGAGCCTCCTGCGGATCTTGGCTGCGAGCGTCGGGAACGCGCGGTCAGCGGCCGGCCGAAGGAACGGCGTGCGGTACTCGAGGAAGAGGCCGTAGAAGCCTGAGCGGTGGCCCTTCACGCCGCTATAGGTCGTCCCGAACCGGCCTCTGATGTGGTAGCCGAAGCGGCGCGCGCGCTCGGTGACGATGTTCACCTCGAGGTTGCCGGTGCGGTTCCGCCACCAATGCGACGACGAAGCGTCGGCGTCGGCTTCGTCGAGTGTCTCGTCGATCGCCATGCGTGCGGCTTCCGCGACGCGTTGTACGATCGTGTCGCCGTTCCAGTCGAACTTGACCCGGGATGGCATCAGGCGACCTTCACGAGCACGAGTTCGATGTGATCCTTGTGCTCGAGCAGACCGCGGATGCTCAACGGTCCGGCCTGAATGGTGTCGCCGCGGGAGGTGACCGACGCGATGCGATCCTGCTCGGTGACGTCGGTGCCGAGCGGCACGATCAGTCGGAGATCCTCGACGACCACGATCGTGGTGGTGTCCGTGACGGCTTCGCGTCCGGCGGAAGCCCACGCGCGACACGGCTGATCGCTCAAGTGCGGCTGCCAGTCGGCCGGGTCGGGTGTGCCCCACTCGTCGAGGCTCGCGGCATTCGCGGCGCGCTCGATTACGCAGCGGTGCGTGAGCGACAGCCTGGAAGACGCGAGGCTCATCGAAGCGCGATCGAGCCGGAGTGCCGGCGCAGCAGTTTGTTCAGCTCGGCTCGCTCGGGGTCGGTCATCAGCAGGCCGGTCGGAGAGAAACGGTTGTTGTCGTACACGGTGGAGACGTTGCCGACGCTCTCGCGGGCGACGGAGCCTGGGTTGACCCATACGCGGGTGACCATCTCCATGCAGACGGTCTTCACGAACTCCGGGATCGTCTCGTACCCGTGCGAGTAGACGACGGTGAGGGTCCAGAGCGGGCCGAGCCAGCCTCGCGTCCAATCAGCGAAGAACTGCTGGTATTTGATCGGGAACGACGCCCTGACGAGATCGTCGCCGTCGACGTAGTACGTGTCGGCGCCGATCACGGTCGGGACGCCACCTTCAGGTGTGAGCGACACCGACGTGACCTCGACGACTGGCCGCTGTGGCAGCCGGATCCGTTCCGCGTAGGAGCTGCGCACGACCCATTCGTCGTCCTCGACGAGTTCGATCGTCTGGTTCGTCTCCTGCTGGATCAGCCCTGACGCGAGCGCGAGCAGCGCGTCGGCGCGAGTGATCTCGTCGGTTGTGAGCGTGATCCCGAGCCGTACCGCGAGGTCGTTCGCGGTCGCGAACTGTGTCGCTGCGCCTTCGGCGTTCTGGATCGGCGTCGATGGCTGACTGGCGTCGCTGTTGTCGTCGACGAAGATCAGCCGGTACCAGAGGCCTGCGGTGTCGCTCGCGTTGACGGTGGTGAGATCACGCGACTGCGGATCTGTCGGGTCGGCGTCGACAGGATCCAGCGTCAGCGTGTCGATGAGTGTCCACGGGCCGCTACTTGTCGGGCCCTCTTCGACCTGCACTTGCGTCCAGGGGATCGCGTCGAACCTGGCCGCCGGCGTGTAGCCGGTGAAGCTGACAACCTGGCTCATGCGATCCTCCCGATGTTTGCTCCCGCGATTTCACCGCGCCGAGGGCAAGCGAGATGCATCCCCTTGGCGAACTCGATCGATCCGGTGCTTGTCGGCCAGTACCCCTCGTATGTGACGTGCCCGGTGACGGTCGAGGTGCTCGTAATCGAAGCTGGCTCGATCGGTGCCGCGCGGAACCTCACGATGCTCGCGCTCACAGTGCTGGTTGATGTGAACGCGGCCGGTGTGACCGCCGCGATCCTCGTCACCGTCGAGGTAACGAGCGAGGTGGCGTGGAGGGACGCTGGCGCGACGCGGCGAAGGATCTTGACTGCACCGGCGACAGTCGATGTCGACGAGATCGCCGCCGGGACGATCGCGCGCGTGCTTCCACCCGAAGTCATCTTCGTGACTGAACCGGAGATCGTGCTCGTCGCATTGAACGCCGCCGGCGTGACGGCTTTCCGTGCGTGAACGCCTCCGGTGACCGTCGAGGTGCTGCTGATCGCGGCGGGCTTCACCGCGCGGGTCGCGATCACGGCACCGGAGACGATCGACGTAGCGCTCACAGCGGCCGGGATGACTGCTCGTCGTGCGACCACCGAGCTAGAGATCGTTGAAGTCGCGTTCGCTGAGGCGCCCGTGATGTGCTTGAACGCCTGGACGGCCGAGTTGATCGCGGAGGTCGCGTTGACTGCCGCTGGTCTCACAGCGCGGAGCGCGACCGTGGAGGCCGTGGCTGTCGACGTTGAAGAGATCGCGGCCGGCTTGACTGCTCTCCGCGCGCTCGTCGAGCCCGTCACCGTCGAGCTCGCGTTCAGCGTGGCCCCGGTGACGTGCTTGAAAGCCTGGACGTTTCCGGCGCTGGCGCTCGTCGCGTTGATCGCAGCCGGAAGAATCGCGCGCCGCGCCTGGATGCCTGCACTTACAGCGCTCGTCGCGTTGACCGCGGCGGGCGCGAGATGCTTTAGCGCCTGAACCGACGCTGTCACCGTAGACGTGATGGAGATCGCGGCCGGCTTCACAGCACGCAGCGGAACGACAGTCGCGGAGAGCGCAGAGGTCGAAGAGATCGCGGCTGGCGTAGCGCGCTTGAGTGCCCGCACCGACCCTGAAACGGCGCTCGTCGTCGAGATCGCCGCCGGCGCGATCGCCTTCGGGCCTTTCGTGACGGTGCCCGAGACAGCCGATGTCGTGCTGATCGAGGCTGGAGTGACAGCGGCGAGCTTCCTGACGGATCCCGTCATCGCGCTCGTCGCGTTGATCGCGGCCGGCACGAGTACCTCGACAGGGGCGATCGCGAACGAGATGTACGCCTGCGGTGACGCGCCGGCGAGCGTGCAAGCGAACGTGCCGACCGAGCCTGCTGCCGCGCGTGCGCCTTCGGTGACGCCGAAGCCACCGCCGCCGCCGCTCGTCGTCTCGTTGTTAGCCCGTGAAGCGAGAGCCGTCAGCGACGCGTTCGTGCAGACAGGGACCTGGGCGGTGTTCGAGTCGACGCCGCTCGTGGTGATGCAGAGCACGAGCCGTTGCGCGCCGAGCGTCGATGTTCCCGGTGCCCACGAGAACGCTGTCGTTGAGGTCGTGTTGTTGCTCGCGACCGAGATCTCGATCGGCACTGCCGCGTTGAACGTGCCTGCGGTATAGGCGAGCCTGCACGCGCAGACATGGTCGGATCCCGGCGTCACTGAAGGATCGGAGTCACCGACCTGACGGACCCTCCACCAGATGGCGAGCAACTCACCGGCGGTGACGTCCTTCGGTGAGCCCGCAACCTGCGTCCACGCCGATCCTCCGGCCGTGGTGATCGCGATCGAGCCGCCGGCGATCGTCGTCGCGATCAGGATCTCGAGGTCGCCTGTCGCGACGCCTGCCGGAGCGGCGACGCTCGTTGCCCCGGTCGTCCCGGCCGACTTTGCGCCGGCGGCTCTGAAGGTCGGGAGGGCCATCGCCTATTCCCCTGCCGGGGCTCCGGTCAGTCTCGGGTCTGGCTGACGGCGTTCTGTGCGAGCTGCGGCGTGTCGCCGGAGTTGATCGTGACCGACGTGATCGTGCACCAGACCATGCCCTTATCCGCCGAGGTTCCGGCGTTGCCGTTCAGGGCGCCCATGTAGGTGCAGGTCGACGTCGACCCGGTCGATGCGGCCCACGACTTCAACGCGTCAGACGGCCACGTCTGCACGCGCGTTGTCGTGCCGGTGCCCGCCGCGAAGATCGTCGTGTTGTTCGTCAATGACATCCTCGCGTACGAGGTGTAGGCGGCCTCGCTCGCGGTGTTGCCCAGGAACGTGTCGTCGAGGGCTGCCGTCCAGAGGCCGACGTAGATCGTCGTCTCTCCCGCATAGGCGGTCTTCCCGAATGCGACCTCGCCGAGCACCTTCGAGAGGTAGTTCGCATCGGAGCCGGCCATCAGCAGGATCTTGTCTTTCAGCGACGGCAGCTTCAGCAGCCGATCGACGAGGCGGCGCATGGGCTTGTCGAGCTCGTCCCAGATCGCCTCGGCGCCAAGACGGGTCGGGAACCAGGGCGACGATGGCAGGATCAGCTTGGGCCTCGGGATGATGAGTCCGGGGCTGGCGGCGATGGCGCTCATGCGTAGGCCTCCGTGTGGCTCGTGATGGTCTCGGCGATCGCGTCCGGGTCGTGCTTGACACCGTCGGCGTGCGCGTCGTCGGACTGAACGTCGAAGTGGTGCGGGTGCTGCTCGAGCATGAGCTCGTTCGCCTTCTCGCGGCCGTGCTCGAGCTGGAGTTCGAGCAACACGTTCGCGGTGCCATCGACGGTGAGTGACCGCTCCGAGTAGCGGTGATTGTGTGGCGTGTCGCCGTCCTTGGCGTACCGCCAGGTCTTGCCGCCATCGTCGGTGACGACCTGCTTGCCGTCCGGGTCGGTATGAAACTCGGTCTCCGGATCGAACGAGAGCCGACCCGTGTAGGTGTCACTCATCTGTGGTCTCCTTTGAGAGAAATGCGTCGTTCCACCAGTCGGGGTGCTGCAAGATGTGAAGTTGTCCCGGCCCGTCCGCGACGGTCTCGGGTGGCACGTTCCAGGTGCCGCCGGAATCGGAGAGGTAGCGTCCGCGGGGCAGCCGGTAAGTCTCGTATTCGAGTCCGAAGTCGGCGAGCGGCCGAGGCTTTAGGTTGAAGCGTCTGCCGTCGTAGGCGATCAGACGGTCTGGCTCGCCCATCTCGGGGCGTGCGCACTCGGCGAACATCTCGTCGTTGACGAAGCAGACGCGGTGGCAGAGTTCGTCGCCGTGTGGTGCGACGCCGATCACCGGGAAGCCGTAGCCGCGCAGTTGCGCGAGCGCGGTCGCGAGGATTTCGTCGGGGTCGCCGCCGTCGCGGAGTGCTGTCGCGATCGCGTTCGCGTGGATGCCGATCTCGTGGCCGTACGCCGAGATCTCCTCGAGCGCCGCCGGGAACGCCGGCGTCGTCCAGTACGACGCGGAGTGGAGCATGAAGAACGTCGATCGGTAGCCACACTCGGCTTCCCACGCAGCGATCTTCACCGCTGTCGCGAGCGAGTCCTCGTTGTCGTCGACGTCGTGGCGTAGCCCGATCACGTCGCCGCCGGTCGCGCCCTCGTAGATGTCGCGCATGCAGAAGACCTCGCGCGCTGAGGAGAGAAGCCGGTCGAGCTGCTGGAGGTCGCGCTCGTTCATGTGTTGTCGCGCACCCAGCGGGCTTGGTTCGTGATCTTCAGCTTGAGTTCTCGCTGCCACGGCTCGTCGGCGAGTCGCTTGCCGTTGTAGGCGAGGTCGCGGATCTCGAACGGAAGATGAAGGTGCTCGTGTGGGGTCAGGCAGCCGAAGATGAAGTCGGCCTCGTAGAGGAAGCCGTCGTTGCGGGGGAAGTGCTTGAGGTATCGGTCGAACGCTGCCGCGGGTAGGCCGCGGTCGAGGATCGCGCCGCCGGGGAAGATCGCGAGATCGTCGTAGCCGTCCGGGTTCGAGCCGTGGCCCCAGTTCGCGACGAGCACGCCGGACTTGTATGCGGCGAGGAGCTCGTCGTGGTGGCGGAAGATGCAGTCGTCGTCCTGGAAGTAGATGACCGGATTCGATGCTTCGGCGATCGCGGCGTAGCGGCCGTAAACCTTCAGGTTCGCGCGCTTCGAGTTGTCCCATACGACGATCTCGCCATAGGGCAGCGTCTCGAGGATGGGGGAGAGGTCGGTGTCGCCGCGCGTGACGAGGCACGCCGTCACGTCCGCGGCCGTGATCACGCGAGCGCCCACTCGACTCGCTCCGGTGCGAATCCGAGCCGTTCCTTGAAGAAGCGTAGGCCGTCCGTGCCGGAGTCGTGCCTGTTGTAGAAGACGGTGGCCGCGCCGGAGTGTTCCAACGTGTCCCGGAGCGTCCCGAGCGTGAGCAGGTACATCACGTCGGCGACGAGATGGTCGGCGTGGCCGAGGATCTGCGAGATCAACACGAGCTCGCCGACGGTGTAGGCGACGAGGTAGGCGACGAGATGCCCTGACGGCGAGAGTACGCCGTATGCCTGGATGCGATGGCGCGGGCACAGGAAGACGGGAAGTGGCGTGAACGAGGGCCGCTCGAGATAGCCGGCCGACATCGGCCGCCCTTGCCGTTCCGGCACCGACGTGTTGATCCGGTAGATGTCGTCGACGTGGTCGCAGCGGTCGATCGGCCGGAACTTGTAACCGAGCCGGAGCGACCTGTTGGCGCGCTTCCGAGCGGTACGGTGCGCGGCCAGATACGACTCGAGGTCGGACAGCGGGAGGATCGAGACCGGCCAGTCGTAGTTGCCGGTCGAAAGCGTCGCGTAGAGCTCGGAGGCGAGCTTGGAGCAACTCTCGTCGCCGATACAACCGTGGTGTGTGCCGAGCGTGATGTTCACGCTGCCGCCGTCGCACGCGCGAGGTCGATGAGGTGCGGCGGATAGAACTCGGCGAGCATCGGCCACGGATCCTCTTCGTCACCGACACCGAGTGCAGGCGCGACGCTCTTGTACGGCGTCACGTTCGTCTCGGTCTTGAAATCGACGCACCACTCGTCGGGTGCGTCCTGGAAGAACCACGTCGGGCGCGTGGTCATACCGCGCACGAGTTGGCCGTCGATGCCGCGCATGTGGCCGGCGCCGATCGGGGTGAACGCTTCAGGCTCGAGCGCGCGGCGCGGGATCATCCACGGGATGCAGCCCCAACGACCATGTACGAAGCACCGCTGCCCAACGCCGCGGGCGAGATCGACGAGGCAGATGCGGCGCTGCGCGATGACCTGCGGTGTCCGTCGCCAGACGACCGGGTTCCCAGGTGTCGGGTCCGGCATCGGCGCGTCTGTTTCGATGTCGACCTGGTCGAGAATGTTGAAGGAGTCAGGGTGGATCCAGTCGTCGGAGCCGACATGCACGAAGACGTTGGCGCCTGCGTCGGCGGCGTATCGGTAGCCGGCGTTGAAGCGTGCGCCGAGGTCGCTGTTGTCGAGTTCGACGGTCGGGAACCCGAAGTCGGCTGCGATGTCGAGGTTCTCGTCGTCGGCGACGATGACGCTGTTGGCTTGCACCCCGCGTGAGGCCATTTCGTCGCAGAGCCAGCGGCGCTCTGCGAGCACCATCTTGGTCACGGCGAATCGGCCCCACGCGGGGCTACAAAGCCAGACGTTCAAGCCGTCGCGGCTTACGCCTGGACGGTGATCGACGCCATCGCGAGGGCCGCCGGGTAGACGACCTTCGCGCCGTACAGGTGGAGGCCGCGGAGACCATCACCGAACTGATCCTGGAGCCGGATCGCTTCCGTCTCCGTGATCTGATCGGCGAACGTGACAGCGATCCCCTGGCCGGCGATGACCTCGTACGTGCCCGCCGTCGGCACCGGGACGGTGTTCGACTCGTACACGTCGAAGCCGGCCGCGCGACCGACGAAGCCCTGCCGGAGCGCCACGCCACCGTCGGCGGACGCCTGCGCGTTGATGAACCGGTTGTCCTGCAGGAGTGCCGCGTAGCCCTCCGGCGGGACGACGACCCAGCGCCCCTGCGAGGGGGCGTTGTTCCGGTTGAGCCGCGTGCGGAGGTCGACGAGCGTTCCGTACGCGGTGTTGTCGGAGATGTCCCACGTGCGGGCGCCGAGGTCGTACGTCGGGTCGTTGTTGATGGCCGCGACCATCAGGCCCGACACGTACGAGTCGACCTCGTTCGCGAGGTTGTAGCCCGCGCCCTGCGACGCCTTCGAGACGAAGCCGGGGAGCGCCTGCCGGCGGTCGATGTCGTCCACGGTGAACGCGAAGTAGTCCGCCTGGTCGATGACGAGCGCGCGGGTGGCGTCCGTCAGCAGATCCCAGGAGATGTCCGTGTTCTTCGTGTAGTCGCGGACTGCCGGGTCGGAGAACGAGGTGATGTGGACGGTGTCGCCTGCGTTGGCGATGTCGCCCTCGTAGTCCCGGTTGCACAGGGCGCCGTACACGAGAGCGTTGCGAAGGTTCGCAAGGATCGCAGGCGACCAGATCTCCGGGACGAACTGTGTGATTGCCATTCGTGTGTCCCTTCTGGCTTATGAGCCGCCGGCGAGGACGTGCGCCAACTTGCCCTTGCTTAGGGCGTCGTTGATCTCTTCGGCGGTCATGTTCTCGAGCTGCGCGCGGGTGAGCTGGTCGGCTCCTTGTCCCGTGCGTGCTCCCTGGTCCGCGGAACTTCCGCGTGGGCCTCCGTTGGCCAGATCGGGCTTGGCCTTCAGGAGTGAGTCCATCGCCTCGGCGATGTTGGTCGGGCTGCCGTCCTGATCGAACTCCAGGCCGGCACGGTCGATCATCGCGACCGCGATATCGGTATCGACTCCGCGCTTTGCCGCCTCGGCGACGATCGCGGAGTTGACGAGCGTGCGCTGTGCTCGCTCGTTGGCTGCGGCAGCGTCTCGCTCGAGCTGAGCTGCACGATCCGTCACCTTCTGGAGCTCGGTCTTCTGCGATTGCTGGAACTTGTCGAACTCGGCGGCCTTGCGCCGGAGGTCGGCGACGTCGTCGGCGCCGGCGAGAAGATCACGCTTCTGCTTCGCGAGCAGACTGTTGACCGCCTCCTGGCTGAACGTCTTCGGTTCGGGTGCCGGGTCAGGCGCCGGCGTAGGAGCCGGGGTAGGAGTTGGAGTCGGTGCGGGTGCAGGGTCGGGCGTCGGCGCCGGCTGTGGCGTCGGGTCTGGATCCGGCATGTGTGTCCCTCCATGAGGAGTTGTCCGGCGGCGTTTGGGCGCCCCGCCGTTCGCGCTGCCGGCCTTATTGGCCGGCGAGGCTCTTGATCGAGTCCGGCGGTGGATCGCCGATCTCGCGATACAGGCTGAGCAGCTTCCTCGCTGCAGCGCGCTTCGCGGCCGGTGGCGCGTTGACGCCGCCGCCTGCGCCAGCGAGCCGCGCGGCTGCTGCGTGGACGCCGTTGCGGTTGAGAGTGCCGTCGGGCTCGCGAACCGGGAGCGCGCACCGCTCTTTCGCAGTGTTGCCGGTTCCGCGCTCGAGGATGCACGCGGCTTCCCACTGCGCGTCTGTGTAGTCCGACTGCGAGAACTGGCCCCACGGTTTGTCGCTGACAGCCATAGGTCTGCTCCTCACTCGATGATTCGTGGCCCGACCGGCGTCCAGTTGTCCGCCATGAGCCTGGGCCCGAGCTCGGGGTCGTGCTCGACGCGCACGGTGGTGCCGACGGATGCGACGGGCTCGGTGCCGTACAGCGGTTGAACACCGCACGTGCAGTGCTCGTGGATTGGCATGAGATCGGCAACGCGGTAGGTGCGCGTCGACGCTGCTGTGCAGAGCGCGCAGTGCGGCCCTGGCCCCGCGAGCACGCGGCGATAGCCGACGATCCGGATCTCGCCGTCTGCCTGCTCGGCCGCGGCTTGCATCCAGTCGCGCGCCGAGTGCGTCTGGGCGAGCTGGAGGTCGGTAGCCGCGAGTTTCGCGACGCTCGCCTGCGCTGCCCGGACGGCCTGGGACAACTGCGATCCGTCGTTCACGAACGCGCCGTAGGCGCCGAACGGCCGGGCGTAGACGGAGGCTGCAGCGACCCCACGAACGAAGGCGATCGTGTAGCGAGTCGGGTCGAGCGTGATGTGAATCCGTTGCTCGGTCTCGAGCAGCGTCTTCGCGGCAAGGTACGCGGCAACGAGGCGCGCCGTGTGCGACTGGCCCGCCTCGACGACCTTCACCGCATGATCGATCGTCGCTTGCCGATCGCGATGCAGCGTCGCCCAGGATGAAGCGACGGCGGCAGCCACGGTGGCGTTGAGCCGAAGTCGCTGCGCCTGGTAGATGGCGTCGAGCTGCGCCTGTTCGACAGACGGTGCTGTTGCGCTCACGCGACGACGGTCGGCGGGACGACCTTCTCAGGCGTCGGCGGTGCAGGGTTCGCGATCCCCTGGAGCAGCGCGTCGGAAAGACGCATCGTCGAGAACCGCGCGATCTGTGTCTGCGAGTAGCCGAGCTTCTCGAGCGCAGCCTCCCAGGGGATCAGACCGCCCGAGAACTGCTTAATGACGGCGTCGGTGATCGTTGCCTCCGACTCGGTCTGCGCGTCCGCCCAAACGACCTCAGAGTCGACGGGAGCGTCGGGCTCGCCGGCGAAGCGGCGCGCGATCCCCATCGCTTCCTCGAGTCCTTCACCGAACGGGCGCTGCTTGCGCTCGACCTTTTTCACGAGGCCGGACTCGGCGGACTGGATCGCGTCACCTGACGGCGACTGGCCCTCCTGGATCAGGTAGTGGCGCGGCGTCCGCGTCGTGACTGCGATGTGCAAGACCTTCTGCTCGATCGCCTTGATGTAGCCGTCGAGGTCGGTCTGCGAGAACTCGCCAAACTTGGTGTCAGGGTTCTCGGAGGTGATGAGCTTGTCGATCGCGATGTCGAACGGCTCGACCGGCTTGTGCGTGGTCGGGTCTTCCATGAGCGTGAGCCCGACAGCCCAGCGCTGGCGGTGCGCGCCGAAATAGCCGGCGAGCGCGAGCAGGAAGAGGAACGCGTTGATGCCGTTCTGAATCCTGTAGACGTCAGCGATCTCGGAGCGGCCCTCGAGCAGCAGCCGGGGCTTGTTGCGAAGCGGGATGATCGGCACGATCCCGATCTTGTTCACCACATAGCCTGCGTCGCCCTCGAGCTGCACCCAGCGCGGCTTTTCGTCGCCGCCTATTGCTGCGCTCGCCGCCGTCGACGGTCCTGCGTCCTCAACCGGCTTCGCCTGGTACTTGTAGATGCCGCCGGGTAGGTAGACGTTGGCGCGGCGCATGCCCGTCCAGTCGTCCAGCCAGATCTTCAGCGCGGCTGCGCGCTGCCGGAAGTTCGAGCCGGGTACGTAGCCGACGATCGTCTGCGACGGGTCTTCAACAGCGATCGTGGGGTACTTGTCGCCGGGCCAGACAGAGAGGTAGGAGACGCCCTTGACGAGCGCCTCGACGAACGCGGCCTGTGATTCGGCATCCATCTGGTTCGCCTGCCAGATCGCCCATGACTGCTTGTCAGCGACCGGGTCTGTCTCGGCTGAGAGCCGGAACCCTTCGACCTTGAGGCGCTCTTCGACGGTGTCGACGACGAGGCCCATGAAGTTCGACCGTGAGTCCTCGAGCAGTTGGCGGAACTCGTCGCGCATCTTCGAGTTGTGGGCCTTGGTCAGGAACGGCAACGGATGCTCGCCCGTGTAGTAGGCGTTCATCAACTGCATTTGTCCCTGCCGAGCGGCGAGCTGCCCGTTGAGTTTGTCCAGCCACCAGAGCGGCGACTCTGGTGCCGGGTTCGCGTCGGCCATGCGGCTGGTCCCTCCGATTTAGTTGAAGCCAGCCGCGCGGTAGACCTTCGTCTCATCCTCGCCGGCGGCGATGCAGTCCGACCGCGCCTCCCACGAGAGCACCGCGGCCATCGCAGCGTCGATCTTGCGGGGCGAGTCGGGTCGGTCTTTCGAGAGCGAGTGCATCTGACGATGGTCGTCGTCGAAGACGTTCAGCGGGAGCTTGTGCGCCTGCTTCAGGTGACGGAGGAACGCTTCGTCACGTCCGCTGTGCGACCACGTCTTCGACGCGATCGCGTCGGTGAAGCCGCGCACCGCATGAGCGGCCTGCCTCGGCCGGTTCGTCAGCCACGGCAGCACGCGCTTCTGGCCCCACCGGTTCTGCCACTTCTCGAGGAGGTGGTCGATCCATTGCGGGTCGATGTAGACGCGCCAGACGTCGAACGTGTCGAAAGCCTCGGTCATCGCACCGTCGATCTCGTCGAACGGGTGCTCGTACTCGTCGGGCGCGTCCTTCGGGCGCTCCCACACGCCGACCTGCCATTGGAAGCCTGTCTTCACCTCAGTCGCGATGATCGCGAGAGCGTCGACGAACCGTGCGCCGTCGACGCCGAGCACGACACGGGTCTTCGGCGCGATCTCGTGCTTTGGCTTGGCGAGCTTCGCGAAGACGCCGGGCGGGAACGCTGAGTCCTCGCCTGCCTGCTTGCGATTGAGAAAGAACCTTTCGGCCTGGGAGGCTTCACCGCGTGCAAGCAAGGCGACGATCTCGCCGTCGATCCGGTCGAGGTCGACCCATACCGAGTCGCCGTAGACCTTCTTCAGCATCTTCTTGCGGTCGGCCTTGTTGCGAACCGACCCGGTTCCGGGATCAACGTCGTCGTGATAGACGCCGGGCTCGCCCGATTCGGCTGTGCGCTGCGCGACGCTGTTCTCGCGCGGATCCCACGCGTTGCCGGTCTCGAGGAAGCGGCCGCCCATGCCGGCAAGGTTGCGGCGCTGGTTGTCGGCGAGCATCTGTCCGCCGTTGCGGTCGAGCCAGGAATGGGCTTCGTCCTGGACGGCGAAGGTGAGCCGCTGACCGAGTCGCGATCTCGCTGACGCGGTGACCGGCTCGATGCGCCCGCCGCCGGGAAGGTTGATCCGGGTCTGGCCGGTGTCGGGAATGTCGGCGCGGATCGAGCCGAGCTCGATCATCGGCTGTAGTGCGCGCCACACGTTCGCGGTCTGATCTTCGGAGACCGCCGTGACCTGGATCCACGGTGTCGCCCACGGCCGCCCGACGGGCTGGCCTTTCGCGTCCCAGCCGTCCGGGATCACCGGGCCTTCGTGGTCGGCTTCAGCGCAGATGATGGCCGCTGAGAACGGCCCCTTGCCGTGCTTCTGCGGCCGAACGTATTGGGCGCCGCGCGGGTAGAAGAACTTGCACGTCGCCGGATGGACGCGGTAGAGGTGGAGCACGAACCGGAGCTGCTCATCACTGAGCAGGAATGGCTGGCCCTGGCGATCGCCGTCAGGGATCGCGCACTTGGCCTCGATCAGCTCGGCGACCGCATAGCCGAGAGTCGGGAAGGTGGCACAGGCTTTGCAGCGGCCGTCGTCAGTCCAGGCTCGCTCGCCGCAGTGGCCGCATCGCGGCGCGGCCATCGATTAGACGGCGCGGAGCCGGCGGACGTTCGACATCGTCGCCTGCTCGAGGTCGTCACCGTCCTTGGCATCGTCGACGGGAATGTGCAACTGCAGCATCCGTCGCGACTTAGGCGAGAGGCCGAAGCGGTCCTCGATCTGTCGGATCTCGCCGACCATGATCGCGGAGATCTTCCCCTTCGCCTGGAGCTCGATCAGGTTCCCGAGCCGAGTCAGGGCGTGAATGTCCGACTCGAGCCAGACGGCCGCCATCGGCGACTCCCAAATCAGCTTCCACCACTTCTTCGTCGCAGGCGACCATCTCGTGGGGCACGTCGGCGGCCGCTTGAACGGCTTCGCGGCCGGCAGCGTGACCC